CTATGCCCTGCCATCGGCTTTCATCCGCTGATATTTAGCTTTCAAAAGCTCTGCCGGTGTCGGCCCCTTCGGCGATACCGGCGCGGCCAACGCCCGCCGTACAGGCGGAATCGGCTTACCGGCCAGCACGCGCTTTTCCCACATATCCAGAATATCGCTGGCTTCACGCTCGAGTTCTTTATGGCTTAGTTGGCCATCGGTTCCGCGGCGCCTCAGTTCGAGACAAATGTGGTAGTAAATCGGCTTAGGCCACGGATACTGCTCACTGCTCGGGTACCGAAACACCAGCTTACGCCACTTCCAGTACTCAGCCATCACGTCAGCAGTGGTGATCCCCAGCACGCATCGCCCTTCCCTGCACCACTTGATGAACTGGCCAGGCGACGGCAGGAACGGACGCTCCTGACGGCGTACCACTCGCATTCCGGCTTCAACCTGCTCCAGAGTGGTGATCCCATTTTCTTTGAAGGCCAGCACCCATTGCCGGCGGATCTCGTTCACGTCTTCCTGGCTGCGATTAACCAGGCTTGCAGGGAACGCGGCCGCCAGATGTACGAATAGCCCGTTGATAATCTGCGCCACCTGTTGCGTTTGTTCGCGTTCGGTGTACTGCTCAGGCATGTTGTGCACCACGCGCCGAGCCTGTTCCCGGTCAAAACTGCGAATTTTCTCTGCGAGGTTTTTCATTCCAGCACCCCGTCAATCCAGTCGGTGTTATGCAAGTCAATGCCGCCCCGGGATGGTTTTACCGCTCCGGTTGCACGCAGCCGTTTGGTGGTGAGCTGATCCCACTGCTTTCGCAGACTTGAGGGACTCAGGATGTTGTCTTTCCAGAAATCATCTCGGTTGGCCCACTGGAACAGGTCACAGATTTCGTAGTGAGTACGATTGTCCTGGACACGCATCAGCCTGATGGTGTTTGCCCATTCAGCCCAGTTTGGTTCGGATAGCGATGCGTTGACGGTGAGAAGCCTGTCGTAAATCCAGCGGGCGGCCTTGAGGTCGTCAGCGGATCCCCATGACTTACCTGCCGGGGTGTATATCCCGGCGGCAGCTTCTGGATGGCGTGAGAGAAACTTTTGAGTTTTCTGGTTTCGGGATTCGTTAGAATTCCGAGACGAGGATATTTTAATATTGTTCTTGTTATAGTCTTGGGTGTCTACCGTTTCCGGGAAGACTTTTCCCGTTTTCGGTAACACTTTTCCCGATTTCGGGAAGGTTTTTCCCGTTTTCGGTTTGTCTAAAATCCAGGCAGAAAGGTCAGTATTTATACCGACGATTTTCATCACGCCTTGCTTCTGACTGAAGATAATTTTGCGTTCTGCGAGCGATTTGAGCGCATCAGAGACATGCGAATCACTCAGCCCTGTAAGCTCAGCGATCACCGTGTTCGTAACGCGGTCTTGTTTCTTGTTCCAGCCGTAGGTAAGCCAGATCACCGCCTCAAAACACTGCCACTCCCGGCCTGACATTCTCAGACGAGGCTTTAGCTGTTGGATCTCGTTAGCGACCTTGGTATACCCGTTCGACAGGTCGGCCATACGACCTCCCGGTTGTTCGGTTCTGTGGGGGAAATTGATAATTTCAGCTGTGTTTGACATACTTAGCTCCGCAATTACACTCCGTTCTTGCACCTGAAAGTCGGTTCTGTTAGCGCAGACCGGCTTTCGCCTTTTCTGAAGTCTTCACACTGCCCCCAGCATGGTTGTTACCATCGCCAGCAGCGGCGCAGTAAGGTCCGGATCGACACGGAACATCTCAAAAATCCCCTCGCCTAACTCCTTCAGCTTTTCCTTCTTCGGCGCATCGAGCATCAGAGCTTGCTTCGCCTCACTTACCTCTTTTTCTAATCTGGCCATGCGATACGCGAACGAGTCGTTCTTTACGACACGGTCGCGGTATCGAAGCGGTAGTACGGACATGATCGCTGGCAACAGTTGTTCGACGTTCTTTCGGTAAGATGCGGAGTCTTCTTTGTTGTCTAGCCAGCGGAACAGCTTCACGTTCCAGACATCGGCCTGGCCTGTTAAATCCACGCCATCAAGTTGAAGTTCTTCCGCCGCGTCTTGAATTTGAAGCGCAACAGTTACGCGCCCTTCTGCTGCCGCCCACGCCCGGACCGCAGAGCAGAGATCACGATGAGCAATATCCTGCGCTGTAGATTCGCTTTGATGACACTGGAATATCAGAGGATTAGAGGCAGCTCTGCTACTTTGTTGAACTGAAACAGTTTGCATAGTTAAGGCTCCTGTTTAGGTAAACCGTCAGTTGGGTTTGGGTAGAGATCTGGGCGCAGCTCGTGCGGAGTTACGCCAGTAACCCCATAAATTTGCAAGACTCGATCTGCCGGGACGACGCCCTGATATCGATTTCGCCAATGACTAACAGTCATGGCGCTTACGGTTAGTAGTTGGGCTAAGCGCGTAGCAGTTCCTGCTTTGGTAATTGCTTTATCAATTGCTTTCATAAATAGCTCCTGTAACAACCACGCAATTAAACATATTGTTTATGTTTATGTCAACATTTTGAATATTGAGCTAATAAACATTTGGTTTAGAATTCGTCCATGAAAGAAAAAACTCATCAAATTAACCACCCACAAGTTCAGCGGCTTAACGAGGTTCTTGAGCTCAAGAAGTTGACCAAATCAGACATGGCCCGTATTTGTGGCGTCAGTGCTCAGTCGGTCAATAACTGGTTCGTTCGTGGGACGATTGGTAAAAGCTCAGCGATTAAGCTGGCGGATGCGCTTGGGGTGAGCCTTGAGTGGCTGCTTGGCCAAGATGTTGGCGAGAAAGATGGACTGAAGCCAGACGAACAACGCCTGCTGGAACTTTACCGTCAGCTTCCCGAAGAAGAGCAACAGAACATGCTTCGCATCTTCGCACTTCGCCTGAAAGAGCTGGACGAACTATATGATAAGTATATGAAAGGCCGTATTCGTTCGCAGGATGATTGAGTAATCCTTTCAGCAATGATTCGTAAATACCTACTATAAGAAATGGCCATAAAGTGGCCTTTTTTTATGCCCCTCGAATAACTAGCACATCTTTTGTATTAAACGCCCATTCCCCGGACTTCCAGCCCGTACCATTTCGTCGAATTTTTTGCCTCCAAAGAACAAAATTTCACTCTCCATAAGCACCACATAAACATTTTGTTTATTTAATATTACTCATTTCGTTGACTAAAGCTTAAACTTTGTGTTTAATCTAACTCACCAGGACGCACTACGAACCACCAAGGCAGGACGCCCACGGAGTAGCCGCCGACGGCATACGAATAGTCGGATGAGGTGGAGAGATTAACGCGCATCAGGTTTAAACGTTCCGCTGGCCGGCGATAAGGCAAACGAGGGTGAGAATGATTGATTTCGCACGCAAACCAGGACGGCAGCAGGCCGTAAAACTTAACTTGTTCGAAGTGATTCTTCGCCGCCTGTGCTACCTGCTGGCGCAAAAGGGGAATCCAGATGTGTAACTCAACAAAATGCGGGTACTGCGGCAAGCCGGTTGAACCGGAGAAAGTAGTCAAAAGTACCCTTCTCTATCGCAACGGCGCACAGCTGGCGCGCAAAGAAAAAGAATACTGCTCTGAACGTTGTGCTTCGTACGACCAGATGGCCCACGAGGCATAACGTAAAAGCCGCGCAAGGCGGCCCGTACGTCCGGTGCTCCCGACCAAAGTTACACCGGAAAACTACTTAAAAAACCAAAGTTCACCCAATGGGCGCTATCTCTGGCCCGGGGATCTTACATCCAAAAAAGAGGATCTCACATGGAATTTTTCTATGTAGTTAAGGCTACGCAGAAATCTGGCAAAGAAGACGCGGTGATTTGGTTCACTGCGAAATCTGAAGTCCGAGCCAACCTGCAGCTCTATGTCGAGCTGGAAGATTCTGGTATTGAAACCGGCCGCGGTAAGGATTACGCCAAACCGGTTCGCACCGATTTCCCTGTTTACAACGACCTGCCGGAAGAAAGCACCGTGGATTACACCTGGTGCAAACGCTACGAACTCCAGGACGATGGACGCACCTGGCTACCAAAGGCTGGCGCTGAGTCTACTGAAGCCGTTGACAACATTGCCGCACCGGAACCGACTGTTAAAGTCGAAACTATCGTCGAGAGTGTCCCGCTTGAAAACCGCACTCCAGCGGTTCGTTTTGCCGTCCACCTGACCAGCGACAAATACCAGTCACACATCACTAAAGAGCAGCAGCTCGCTGCCAGCGAAATGTCACTGGATGAAGGCAATACCTATCTCCAGAACCTGCTGCTGGCGAAGAGCGACATCCCTGAAGTTGCCGAACTCAGCCTGAACGCTGAGTGGAAACTGGTTCAGGCGATTAAGCAGGTATTCGCGCCAGATGAAGCGCACGAAACTGAAATTATCGCTGCATTCATGGCTGACTGGGCGAGAGCAGATGCCGGCGACCGCAATCAGTTAGTTGAAGAGTGGAGAAGCGGAAAGCTTGCTCTTCTCAAATCAGAAAGCACCAGCGACGCCGACGTTACAACTGGTCATGATCTCAAACCTGATAACGGTATCCAGATTGACGAGAATGATGACGAAACCACTCGTTATCCAGTCGTGCGTATGCCGTTCCGGAAGCAGCTACTCGCACAGTTCACCGCCAATGAACTGCGCCACCACTTAACCCGCGAAGAGTACGAAACTATCAGCGCGCTGGAGATGGACACTGACAACAGCTATGTCCAGAACCTGCTGCTGGCGGCAGAAAACTGCGAAGAGGTGAAGGGTTACGATACCAAAGACCTTTGGCGCTATACCGACGCCATTCGCAAGGTGTTCAGCCAGGAGAAGCGCCACGAACTCGCTTTGGTTCTCCGTTTTACCCGAATCTGGGCGGCGACTGATTATATTGACTGCGGCATTCTCGTTCGCGAATGGGCTGCAGGTAATCGCATCAGTAATGTTCAGCGTACTGATTCTGGTACCAATGCAGACGGTGGCTATGTGACGGATCGCGGCGAAGGCGCGCACCACACTCTGGACACTCTCGATCTTGAGATCGCCTGTGCCCAGCTGCCTATGGATTTCCATCACTTTGAAATCCCCTCAAGCGTTTTACGTCGCGTCAAAGAAATCGTGGCGAAGAAAGAAGAACCATGGAAATCATGGAGCGCCATCCTGCGTAATCAGCCCGGCGTACTGGCAGTGAACCGTGCGGCAATCTTCAATCTGATCCGCATAGCGCCGGAAAATATCCACCACACGCCAGCGGCTCATCTTGAGTTCGTTAATAAAACCATGACGGCTGAATTTAACTCTGCTGTGGAATTACTGCCGTTGCCTACTCCTGTAGTTGAGGCTGAAGCCCCAGCTGAACAACCGCAGGTTGAAAATCTCGGTAGCGGCGTGTTCTCCATCGATGGCCTGGTGGATGGAAATACCGAACCGGTCCTCAATACCCCCTCAAATGAAGTCGAAAAAACGGAAAACGCAACGGAGACCACCAGCGATGTGCAGATGGAAACGGCTAAGCCAGAGAAAGACGAAGATGTTGGTTCGGTACCACCGAGCGAAAGCACTGATGCAGCTAATTCGCAGACAGATTCCGTAACGTTGGAAGAACAGCAAGCAGAACCGGTAATTGAGTACCCGGCTTATTTCGAGCCTGGCCGCTACGAAGGCCTTCCGAATGACGTTTATCACGCAGCAAACGGTATTAGCTCAACCCAGGTGAAAGATGCCCGCGTCAGCCTGATGTACTTCAACGCACGCCATGTGGCTAAAACTATCCCGCGCACAGCATCTAAAGTGCTGGACATGGGGAACCTGGTGCACGCCCTTGCACTGCAGCCGGAAACCCTGGATGCAGAGTTCAGCGTAGAACCTGAGATCCCGGAGGGTGCTTTCACCACCACCGCAACTCTGCGTGAGTTCATCGACGCGTACAACGCCAGCCTGCCGGCACTACTAAGCGCTGACGAGATCAAAGCGTTGCTTGAAGAACATAACGCATCCCTTCCCGCTCCAGTGCCGCTTGGCGCTAGCCTGGAAGAAACGGGTCAAAGCTATATGGCTCTCCCTGTTGCGTACCAGCGTATTGAAGAAGGCCAGAAGCAGACAGCAACAGCGATGAAGGCATGCATCAAAGAGTACAACGCCACCCTGCCCGTACCGGTTAAAACCAGCGGCAGCCGTGATGCGTTACTCGAGCAATTAGCGATCATCAATCCTGATTTGGTCGCACAGGAAGCGCAGAAACCGACGCCGCTGAAAGTATCCGGCACCAAAACGGACATGATCCAGGCTGTTAAGTCGGTTAAGCCCGATGCCATATTCGCCGACGAACTTTTGGATGCCTGGCGCGACAACCCTGGCGAAAAGATTCTGGTTACCCGCCAGCAACTGGCCACAGCGCGGGCAATTCAGTCTGCACTCCTGGCGCACCCTACCGCTGGCATGCTGCTGACACATCCAAGCCGCGCTGTTGAAGTGAGTTACTTCGGCTTTGACGACGAAACAGGTTTAGAAGTGCGTGTACGCCCTGACCTCGAGATTGAACTGGACGGCGTGCGTATCGGTGCTGACCTGAAAACCATCAGCATGTGGAATGTGAAGCAAGAAAGCCTGCGCGCCAGGCTGCATCGGGAAATCATTGACCGGGACTACCACCTCAGTGCGGCTATGTATTGCGAGACCGCGGCGCTGGACCAGTTCTTCTGGATTTTCGTCAACAAAGACGAGAACTACCACTGGATCGCCATCATCGAGGCATCCGCAGAACTGCTGGAACTGGGCATGCTCGAGTACCGCAAAACAATGCGCGCCATCGCAACCGGATTCGACACGGGCGAATGGCCAGCGCCGATCACTACCGATTACACCGATGAACTGAACGACTTTGACATGCGCCGCCTCGAAGCGCTGCGCGCTCAGGCTTAAGGGGGATTTATGCATAACACTAACGTTACCGTTGCTGACCAGAACACCGTTATTAACTCCAACGTGGCTTTGTTCGATTCCCAGTATCTGAACGCCATCAGCACGTTCGCGCAGATTATGGCCCAGGGCACCGCTACAGTTCCTAAGCACCTGCAGGGCAATCAGGCCGACTGCATGGCTGTAGCGATGCAAGCGGCACAGTGGCAGATGAATCCCTTTGCCGTGGCGCAGAAGACGCACCTGATTAACGGTGTGCTCGGGTATGAAGCGCAGCTGGTTAATGCCGTCATTTCACGCAGCGGCGTTCTGGCAAGTCGTTTTGAATATGACTGGTTCGGGCCATGGGAAAAGGTTGTTGGAAAATTCCATATCCGTAAAGGCGACAAAGGCGAGTACCGGGTCCCGGGCTGGTCCCTGGCTGACGAGGCTGGGATCGGCATCATTATCAGCGCAACGCTGAAAGGTGAAGATCAGCCAAGAAAACTCGATTTGCTGCTGGCTCAGGCCCGTACCCGAAATTCTACCCTCTGGGCTGAAGACCCTCGCCAGCAACTAGCGTACCTGGCCGTCAAACGCTGGGCGAGGCTGTTCTGCCCGGATGTGATTCTGGGCGTCTACACCCCGGATGAACTCGATGATCGACGAGAAGAACGAGAGGTAAACCCGGCACCTGCGCAGCACGTTAGCCTTGCAGACATTTCAGGTGACAACGTCACTACGACTCAAACGGCTCAGGAATCAGCTCAAAATATTGATGCACTTGCTGATGATTTCCGCGATCGCATCGAGGCGGCTCAGGATGTGGATAGCGCTAAAGCTCTGCGCGCAGATATTGAAACCGTCAAAGCAACGCTGGGTTCTGCCCTGTTCACTGAGCTGAAAAACAAGGCCGTGAAGCGTTATTACCTGGTTGATGCACGGAACAAAGTCGAAGCAGCCATCAATTCCTTGCCACCTTCAGATGAGCCCGATGCAGCTGCGCAGTTCGCAGAAGTAGAGCGCGTTCTTGCATCGTCGAAACGCCATCTGGGCGACGGACTGCATAGTCAGTTCAGCATCACTCTGGCGGATATGAAACCGGAATACGTGGGCTAATGGAGGCGGGAGGGTCAGCCCTCCCGGAAAGGAATGCAAAATCAAAACCCTGTAAAACATCCAGCAATTCGCTACCACGGCGGTAAGTTCCGTCTGGCTTCATGGATTATCCCACAGATGCCTCAGCACGTTTGCTACGTAGAACCTTTCGGCGGCGCAGCCGGCGTGCTGCTGCAAAAACCTCGAAGCTATGCAGAAGTCTATAACGATCTGGATGGCGAGGTAGTCAACCTGTTTCGCGTGCTGCGCGACGTCGAGATGAACCAACGTCTGCAGGAAGCGTGCATGCTAACACCTTATTCTCGGGACGAATTTTGCGCGGCCCGAGATGCAACAGACGAACCGATTGAACGGGCCAGGCGCATGATTGTACGCGCCAGTATGGGCTTCGGTTCAGCAGCCGGAATCGGTGGTAATTCCGGCTTCCGTAGTGACAGCAAAAGGAAATATGCGACGGCTGCACATCTTTGGGTCCGTTATCCAGAAAATTTGGCAGCAGTAGGTCAGCGCCTGCAGGGGGTCATTATCGAGAATAAAGATGCTCTGGAAGTTATGCATGCTCATGACGCTGAAACCACACTGCACTACATCGATCCACCTTATGTACTTGAAACCCGTGTACAAGGTAACCGCTATTACAGACATGAAATGACTGCTGAGGAGCACGTGCAGTTGCTCTCAGCGGCAAGAGCGATGATTGGAATGGTGATGATCAGTGGCTACGACACTGATCTATATAACGACATGTTAAACGGTTGGGCAAAGCTTACAAAAGGAGCACGCATCAGCGCTGGGCGTGGCACAAAAGTTCGTACTGAATGCTTATGGATTAATCCACAGGCGCAACAAGCGGAGCGTGCAGTATGAAACTGATTAATCGAGGCAGTAAGCAATCCCCTTTGGCTCGCCAGGCATGTGAAATCGCACTTGCAGCCCACCAGCAAAGATATGGTGACTATGGGCGCAGCAAGATGAAAGAGACCTATACGGTGAGAGTGGAAGGCGTGAAGGTCTGGGTTGAAGTGGTCAACTGCAAGGCAAGCTACGTGGCCACAGCAATGACCGGCATGCGCCGACTGCGTTCCCTGCCCGGCCAAGCAAACTGAAACTGAAATATCAACGACTAAAGACCGGCATATCTATACTCATGCCGGTTACCTGAGGTGAACCATGTCGCAGGTAATTTACGATTCAGAATGGGGCGTTGCTTCAAAACTAAAAGAGAAGACAGGCCTTACAGATCGTCAGATTAAAAGCTATCGCCAAACCTCCTGGGTAGAAGGTGTTCATTTTAAGAGAATCCCATTGGATGGAAGCAACTCCGAAGAGCGAGGACTTGTCTGGTACAACATCCCAAACATTAACAGGTTTGTGAAGGAGGCATAATGGCTGCAATGCCAACGGGTGTTGAGATCCACAACAATAAGATACGAATAAGTTTCAAGTTTCAGGGCGTTAGATGTCGAGAAACATTGAAAGGATGGATCGTAAATGCATCGAATCTCAAAAAAGCCGGGAATCTAAGGGCCAAAATTGTAAGCGAGATTCAACTGGGCACTTTTGACTACCGGGGCATGTTCCCGGAGTCAAAGGTGGCAGCAAAGTTTTATACATCTAAAAACATTACGACGTTCGCCGAACTTGCATCAACCTGGTATGAAAACCATAAAATCGATCTCTCACCCAATGCCACAAGAAGCTATGGGATAGCTGTAAGAACGTTAACAAAACTAATCGGCCCTGAAACGCTCGTTGCATCCATCACCAACAGCGACATTCTGGGCTGGAGAAAGGATTTACTGACTGGCGAGACTAACTATGCTCCCGAAAAGAGGAGAAATAAAACTGGCCGCGCCGTTAGAACAGTAGATTATTATCTGGCCATCCTGCGACAAATCCTCGACTATGCGGTTAAAAATAAAGTCATTTCATATCAACCATATGTCGGGATAAAAAGGCTTCGCAAAGGGCAAACAAAACCAGATCCGCTTCTGAGACATGAATTTGAGCAGTTGAAAGATACTGCTCCGGCTCAGCAGAAGAACATGTGGCAATTTTTCGCTTATACCGGCGTTCGGCCCGGGGAGCTTTGCGCTCTTGCCTGGGAGGATATCGATCTTAATTCCGGCGAAGCTAACATTGCGCGCAATCTAACTCAGGAAGGCTTATTTGGACCACCCAAAACCGAAGCTGGATACCGGACGATAAAGTTACTGGAGCCGGCTCTGGAAGCTTTGCGAGCTCAAAAGAAACTTACCGGGAGTGCCCCTAAGGTACCAATCACTTTTCACCACCGGGAGTTCGGTAAAACGGAAACGCAGAAACTGCACTTTGTGTTTATGCCTCGACCTCAGAAAGGCAAGCAAGCTGCGTACTATTCAGTCAGCTCAATTGTGTCACTATGGGATATTACGGTTAGACGATCGGGCATTCGCCGCAGACGCCCCTATCAGCTGCGTCATACATACGCGTGCTGGATGTTGTCGGCAGGTGCTAATCCTGCTTTTATTGCGAATCAGATGGGTCATGAGAATGCAGAGATGGTCTTCCATGTATACTCTGCCTGGATAAATGCTCTCGATAGCGATCAGGTATCATTTTTGAATCAGCGCTTTGGTGGATATACAAATGCCCCTATAGTGCCCCTGAAGGTAAAAACAAAGTAGTTAATTACTTGATTTTCCGGTGATATTTAATGAAAAAGCTGTTTGTGCAGTTTTATCTTTTGCTTTTTGTCTGCTTCCTGGTCATGACCATGCTGGTCGGGCTGGTGTATAAATTTACCGCCGAACGTGCGGGCAGACAGTCTCTGGACGACTTGATGAAAAGCTCGCTCTATCTGATGCGCAGCGAGCTGAGAGAGATCCCGCCGCACGACTGGGCGAAAACCCTGAAAGAGCTGGACCTGAATCTGTCGTTCGATTTACGCATCGAGCCGTTAAAAGATTTTGAGCTGGATCCACCCGCCATGCAGCGTCTGCGCGACGGGGACATCGTCGCGCTGGATGAGAAATACACCTTTATCCAGCGCATTCCGCGCAGCCATTACGTGCTGGCCGTCGGGCCGGTGCCCTATCTCTATTATCTGCACCAGATGCGCCTGCTGGACATGGCGCTGATGGCCTTTATCGCCATTTCGCTCGCGTTTCCGGTCTTTATCTGGATGCGCCCGCACTGGCAGGACATGCTGAAGCTGGAATCCGCCGCGCAGCGTTTTGGCGAGGGGCACTTTACCGAACGCATTCACTTCGACAGCGGTTCCAGTTTTGAACGTCTGGGCGTGGCCTTTAACCAGATGGCCGATAACATCAATGCCCTGATCGCCAGTAAAAAGCAGCTGATCGACGGGATTGCACACGAGCTGCGCACGCCGCTGGTTCGCCTGCGCTATCGTCTGGAGATGAGCGAAAATCTGACGGAAGCGGAGTCTCAGGCGCTTAACCGCGATATCGGCCAGCTTGAGGCGCTGATTGAGGAGCTGCTGACCTACGCGCGCCTCGATCGTCCGCAAAACGAGCTGAACCTCAGCACGCCGGACCTGCCCGCCTGGCTGCAAACCCACATCGATGACGTTCAGAGCGTGAACCCACAGCGCACGCTGTTAACGCGGGTCACACCGGGTGATTACGGCGCGCTCGATATGCGCCTGATGGAGCGCGTGCTGGACAATCTGATGAACAACGCCATGCGCTACAGCGAAAGCACGCTACAGATTGGGCTGGATTTGCAGGGCAATCAGGCCAGCCTGACGGTGGAGGATGACGGTCCGGGTATTGCTCCGGAAGCGCGAGAAACCGTGTTTGAACCGTTTGTTCGCCTTGACCCGAGCCGCGATCGCGCCACTGGCGGATGCGGCCTGGGGCTGGCGATTGTTTACTCTATCGCGCAGGCGATGGGCGGCACGGTGCACTGCGAAGAGAGCGAGCTCGGCGGCGCGCGCTTCTGCTTTAGCTGGCCGGTAAACCATAACATCGCCCTTCCCGTCCCTGCCTGA